TTTTGTAAGAGCCAACGACTGTCGGATTATCGGGGTTTGAGCCGATAAGGATTTCACTCATCTGAGTTCTCCAATTTTTGTTGCAGGTCTAATGCGTAACCTCTTGCGATGAGCAGACCGCGAATCTCGCCGCAGAGGCTTTTGTATTCCTCAAATGAAGAACAACGTCCTGTGGCAACGTAGTCTTTCAGTTGAGAAATTTTTTCGTCCGATTGGGAGACGATTACTTCAAGTGCGTTCATTTATTCCCTTTTGACGGTTTTGAAAACGCTGTTTTTAATCCATCTGCCATCAGGTCGCGAGTCTGGATTTCCTTCTCATGACGCTGTTGCAGCTGGCCCTTGATGATTTCCTTCTTCAAATTAAGTGCGTCTTTTTGTAGAGCAGCTTGATTTGTAGTCTGGATGCGCATTGCTTCAATATCTTGCTGGCGCTTCTTGAGCTGAGCGTCAGTTTGATCTTTGACAACTTTGCGTTGTTGGTCGGCTTCTTTGATCGCCAACTCTTTCATTTGCATTTGGACTAATGGGTCCTGTGCTTGTTGCTGTGCCTGCTGCTGAGCAACTTGTTGTTGGTTTTGAGTCAACAAACGTTGTGCTGCTTGTGCGAGCAGGGGAGCCAACTTCTCTTCCACCTCTGGTGGCATGTAAACATCTTCGCCGCTCTCGTCTTTTTGAGGTGGCAAAGACATACCCAATTGCATTTCGATCTGCTTGCGGTACTCAAATCCCAAGTGCTCATTGATGTGAGCCTGCATAGCTGCTTGAAGCTGTGGCGCCATGGGATTGTTCTGCAACAAAGACATGATCTTGGGGTCTTGCATTGCGGCCATGTGCACTTGAATGTGCGCTTGGTGGTCTTGATACAAGAATGCTTTTACAGGCTTCATCATCAGAATGTTTTGGTTTTCTGATACTGGGTCTGTTGGTTTCAAATCATCATCCATGGGGATGAGTTTTTGCGCGTTTTTAATACCCAATACGTCAAGCATTTGGCGGTGCAACAAAGGCATGTTGTACATCTGTGGTGCAGACTGTGCCAATTGCAATACTGCTTGGTACTGCGTGATCTTCTGCGCCATGGTGGACGCATTTGGATCGCTGACTGGAATCACATCGACGTTGTCATAGTCTGACTTCTTGGCCGATGGCTTACCCTCTTCGGGCAGGTATTCATAATCATCTGGTGTGTAGTCACGGATGATGTCTTTGAGCAAGCCCAGTTCTTCTTTGAAAGAGAAGTGAATGCGCGCCTGCACAGCAGACATCACCTTCAATGTGCGCTCAAGAATAGCCAGCGTGGTGCCAACAGGCGAGTTGGCAGACATATCGCTGATGTCCAAATCAGCTGTGTTCGCAAAGCGACGGCCGTCATCAATGATTTGATTCAGCAATTGCAACAGGGTTTGACTTGGCTCTTTGTATGGCAGCGTCATCAAGTTGTCTTTGATCGTGCCGCTTGGAACGTCAACGTCACGGAATTCACCTGGTGCGATCGGCGTATCGTCGCCCTTGACGCGCATGCCACGGGCTTTGAAACCACCAGGCAAGTTGGCCAATGAGCCGGCATCAACCAATTGACGCAGCAACGATGTGCCCGACTTGGCAAACGCGCCGATCAAATGGATCAAACCAAAATGGTAGAAGCCAAAGCCTGGGATGTAGCCATAGTGCACAAAGTGCTGACGCTTGCGGTGCAAGTCATCTTCTGGGCGCCAGTTGCGACGCACGGCCAATACTTCACCACTGCTCTTATCGATCGTCACGATATATGGCAGAGCAATACCGGTGGCATATCCATCTTTGTCTTTGTGTTCGTAGCCTGGAATGTCCAGCTCAACACTCATCTCAAGGATTTTGTAACGGTCATCCGTCGTGGCGCGGAAGCCTAATTTTTCAGCAATCTTCTTCTCGACTTCGTCAAGCGTTGGATCAGGTGTGCCCAGATCAATGTCACGCCAAAAGCCGTTGTATTGCAGGACCTTGACTTCGTTCTCTGTCTTGCGCATCACGTGGGTGGCACGTGGTGTTGACTGCAAACTGGTCGCGCCATAAGGCACCACCATGTCTTCAGCCGGCACAAAGATAGATGTCTCACGTCCCATCTGTGGATCAAAGTACACCTTCTTAAATGCGTTGCCCGCGAGGCCCAAGCCCCACAGCATACGTTCGTGTTCAGGGCGGAATTCTTTGTTCTTGTCGGTTAGACGGTAGTTCATGTCCGCTGCAACACGGATCGATGCGTCTTTCTTCTCGGGTGTTTCTTTACCAATGATTTGCGTCTTGACCGGTCCAGCAGCTGGAAACGTTGACATCATTGTTTCTGATTGGAACCTGACCAATGCTTCACCAAGGATTGGGTGATACACGCCGCATGCACCTTCCCATGGTTCGCTGCGCTCTTCAATCTTCAAGCCAAGCAATTCAAGGCCATCGACATACGTTTGCAACCAATCTTTGCGCGACGCTACGTCTTCATCAAAATCACCAAGCAAGTCGCCAGACAGCTGGGCTAGGTATTGGTCATCAAGGTATTCAGCTAGGTTGGCATCAAAGTCTTCAACCGATTCGCGGCTGGGTTCAATCTCAATCTCCATCCCATCAATGCCGATTCGCACAGCCTCTGGGTCTTCAATTTCAATTTCGATTGCGGGCCCCATTGATGGTGAATCCATCATATCTGGGACTAATGAATCAAGCCCCAAGGGCGCGCGGTTTAGAGCTTTGTCGATAGCCATTTATCTACCTCAATAGTAAGCATAAGAGCGACGGCGTCCATAAGAATCTTCCTGTTCATCGGAATCCAATCTTATAAACCCGCCTTGACGGAACCGGATAAGCGCCTGCGTTGACGAGTCAACCAAGTCATCATGTGATGCATTCGGGAAAGCCGCCATTTGTTCAATCACTTCATGTGCCCATCTCATGTCCGGAGCCCACACTTTACCTGATCGGAACAAATCAGTCACGGAGTTTAATCGAACAAACTTGTCGTTCCCCCGAACAGGCGTGTATTCCTGCACAGATATTCCCATGCGTCGCAATTCAAACACCAACGGCGCGCCAGCAGCTTTTGCTTCAATCACGCACGTATCAGGCTCCCACTCTTTGTACAACTCAAGCGCCTTTTGCTTCAACTCAGGAAATTCCATCCGTTCTTGGAAGGCATCGAGCAAAATAATGTTCACGTCGCTTGGGTCTTCGTCTTTATAGAACACGCCCCACGTGGTGCACGCTGAAAAGTCGGACCTTTCTGACTTGGTAAACGCCGTGTCCCAGCTCTGAATGATGAATTCGCACGGTGGCGCCTGCTTGCCGTCCCACATCTTCCACCATTCACGCTTAACCAGCGCACCTTCTTCACCGGTGGGCTTCTGTTGGTACTGAGCATTCCACTTTGACGGTGGCAATTCCTCTTTCAGCGCCTCCAATTCCTTCAATGTCCAGAATTCCGGCCACAAAGGGTTACCAGATGGCAATATTGCCGGCAATTCGATGACTTCCCAGTCTTCACCGGTGGTTCTTTTCATCGAATCAGCCAAAACCCGACCCGTCAAGTCGTTTTCCGCCCACCTTGTCATCACAATCACGATGGTGCCACCAGGTTGTAGACGCTGACGTGGTCCAGATGTGTACCATTCGTACACCTTTTGGTACACCTCTGGGTTGCCAGCCGCCAAAGCAGCCTCTTGTTCGCTGTGTGGGTCGTCAATGATCACAATATCACCGCCCTTACCCGTCACAGTACCGCCAACACCAATCGCAAAATACTCTCCGTTCTTGTTTGTAGACCACCGGCCCGCAGCTTTTGAGTCTTGGCGCAACGTCACGTCAGGAAAAACTTTTGAGTACGCCTCAGACCCCACTAAGTTACGCACTTTTCGGCCAAAGCCAACCGCCAACTCCCCAGTGTTCGAGCATTGGATGATTTTTTTATGCGGAAATTTGCCCAAGTACCAGCTTGGGAACAGGTACGAAGCAAACTCAGACTTGGTATGACGCGGTGGCATATTGATGATCACCCGCTTGATCTCGCCAGACGCTATCTGTTCAAACTTCTTAGCCATCAACGCATGATGCCGGCCATGAATAAACCCCGGCCACATCAAGTTCACGTATTCCATGAAGCTTTTTTGCGCCTTCTCACGCACCAAGGCCGACTGGTACGTGTCCAGTTCTTCCAGTAAAGACTCATACATAGCCGGGTCAAGGCTAGCTATCAAGTCTTTCATGCCCTCAGGCGTCAAGTTGAGTTCGCTCATTTTTTATTCGACATTCCTAAAGTTGATATACACCGGCCGGATCGAGCGCCGTCTTTCCAATCTCTTCAACACCCCCAACTTCACCAACCTATCAACAATCTCTTTGGTATTGCCCACACCCTTCTTGCCCCTCAAGTCCGCAATCTGCCTCAACGTAGGACTACAACCCCACGCCTTCCAAAACTCATCCACCACCAAAAACACCTCCCTTTGCGCCGGCGTCATTTCCATCCCCATACACTTCTCATATCCCCTCCTCGGCCGTCGAGCCATCTCACGATTTATTTTTAATACTTTCGATACACCATTGGCAACGTTTACATTACCCCCCACAAAAGTACTCGTTTCCAAAATATATACCCCCCTACCCTAATTATTCCGTTTTACTAACGGGGGTGTTTCCAGATAGCTCATCTTCAAGACTGGCAACGGAATTGGAAGGGGGTGGGGGTGATTCTGGATTTTTTGGTGATTCAGTGTGCACTTTAGTATGTATAGAGATGGAGGGACTCCTAACGCCATTCGGGGTGGTAGGGGTCTCGCCCTCGCTCGCCGCGGAAGCGCTGACGGCTGGGTCGACTTCGACCGCGGTCGCATCGATCGCATCATCATGCGTTAACTCACGCAATAAAGAATCAGCATCAACAACGCGCGCATCGGTCGCGCTGTTCTTCATTACTTCGCGCAACTTTGCCAGCAGTGCGCCCTTTGCATCCTCACTTGATTTAATTACCCTATGCTCTGAGCGCGTCACGAAGGCATCGACACCCGCCACAGTGCCCAAAACCTTAGCGGCCGCGACTTTGGTGCTTGCCTTTACTTCGTCATCGGTGACGACTTCCACCAAGGAATTGATTACTAAAGCCCTCAAGTGTTGGGGCGTTTGATATGCAGCCACCTCGTTTGCCCGCTTTATGGCATCGATTGTCCGCTGAATTCCAGCATGTTTTTTCAGCTTGCTGGCATTGTTTCCCACACTCTTGGGCTTTGCTTTGCTTTCATAGGCTTTGCGGTATGCATCAGCACCGGTTGCACCATTGGCAACTAAACGGGCAAAAGTTTGTTGTTTATGGGTTAGCTCACCGGAAACGCCAAGCACTTGGTCGATCGGTGTTGTCTTTAATGCTTCCCTTAACTGTTTACGGCTCAACTGCATGACTGCCCCGCTTCGCTTATTGATAACGGGCGCGATTCTACCGGAACAAAGCCGGAATTGTCACCTATGCGACACCTGAGCCGGTTTTTCGGGGTTTGGTGTCGCCAATGTGACACGCGAATGATTGATTTTCTAATAGGATGACTTCAATACATAAGGCGCAACCTTAAGTATTAAAACCCAAACTTTGAAAGGTAAACCATGCTTCAATCATTACCCACAGCGTTAAACAATGAACAGCTAGACGAATTGCTAGCAAGCCTGCCCTGCTTCGCAGAAATAACCCGCCGCGCCGACATTGTCACAGTCCACGCCACCAGCAAGCGCACGAAGAGCCGCGACAAGGTAATAAGCGCCGCCATGGTAGCGCCCGACCGCTGGCATGTTATGGCACGAGCCGGACTAATCAGCACCCAATTAGACGCAACCCATTAACCCACCACCACGAAAGAGAGCAAACCACTATGACAACCCGCAAACTGACATTTTTTGCCGATGCCGGTCACGGCTGGCTGAAAGTAGACCGCGCCGACCTTGACGCGCTGGACATCGCCCACAAGATCACGTATTTTTCTTACGAAAAGGGAGACGCCGTATATCTTGAAGAAGATTTAGACGCGACAACCTACCTTGACGCCGCCAAGGCTAAGGGATGGGCTATCAACATCCGCGAGCAATACTTCGACCGGTCAACAATCCGCACCTTTCAAAGTTACCACCAGCGCATCACGCCCGCCGCGCTAATCAACGCCGCCCAGCGCTTGGGCAAACTTCATTTAATCCATGTGAAAGGCTAAACCATGCTCACAAATACAGAACTCGAGATTTTCGCCCGCGGGTATTACTCAGCAACCCCAGCCGCCGACCTGCCAACGCTAGACCACTGGGTTATTTTTGACCGGTACGACATAAACTTCACCGGCGCCGAATACACCCAAGGCATCGAACCAGACGCGCTAAAAGTCCATGTATACCCCGCGGGCTGGGGTGGACTAATGCCCGAACCCATCCACACTTTCACAATCAACGCTTAAACCCGAAAGGCTAACCAATGAAAACCGAACTATTTACCCCCGCCGAACTTGCCGATATTGTCGACACGCTGGCAACTATTCGCGCCCATATTGCAGACGAGACCGCCCGCGCTGAAACCTACCGAGATTGTCTAATCGCCGCCAAGGTTGACGCCGTAGAAGGCACGCTACACCGCGCGACCATTACCCACACCACGCCGACCGCCACCGACTGGGAAGCAATCGCGCGCGCACTCAGCAAAGACCCGAAAAAGCTGGAAAAGCTTATTAAAAAGCACACCACCGCGCAAGCCCCGCGCTATACAGTCCGCCTAACCGCCCGAAAGGTTGCACGATGAAAGCCGCCCGCATTGTCACAGTCACAGTAAAAAGGGTTTACGGAATGCCGGTTATATATCCGGCAGACGCCAACGCCCGAAGCTTCGCCGCGATCGCTGGCACGAAAACCATCACGCCCGCCGCACTCCGGCACATTAAAAATCTAGGTTTTGAGATAACCGAACAAACAACACCCGCCGCAACTCTAGAGGATATCCACGCATGAAAACACTTTGCATCAGCGAATCAGGCAACCGCAAAACCGGCCGCATCCCGACCACCTACGCGAGCCGCGACACTTGCCCGCCATCATGCCCGCACTACCGGACAGACTGCTATGCCGAAGATTTTTACACCCGCTTAGCTTGGAAACGCGCCGACACCCAGGGCAAAGAACTGCCCGACCTGGTGGCATTCATTGAGAAAATGCCCGCCGGTCAACTCTGGCGCCATGCAGTCGCTGGGGATTTGTGGGGAAAAGGTGAAACAGTAGACGCCGCCGCGCTGGGTGAAGTGGTGCGCGCCAACTTTGGAAAACGCGGGTTTACTTACACCCACAAGAAAACGCCCGAAGCACTCAAGTGGATTAAACACGCCAACGACTGGGGATTCACCATAAATCTATCGGCAGACGATGCGGGAGAAGCCGATAAACTCGCCGCGCTGGCAATCGCGCCCGTTGTTTGCATTGTGCCAAGTGACACGCCCGAACGAACCACCACGCCCGAAGGCAGACCAATTACAGTTTGCCCCGCACAAACTCGCGAATATATGACTTGTGCAGTTTGCCAACTTTGCCAAAAGGCAGACCGCCGCGCAATCATAGGGTTTCGCGCCCATGGCACACGCGCCAAACAAACCGACCAACGCGCGCGCCGCGTTATCCCTATCGCGAAAGGTTAACCATGCTCGAACTTGCAGACAATGAAATCCAATGCCCCCATTGTGGGGAAATTTCCAACTTGACAGGCTTAATTGGTGCCAACACCAACGACTGCCCAAGGTGTGGAGAGCGGGTTATTTACCCGCCAAAAAACACGCGCTCGGACTATTTCAAGATAGGACGCCGCACCTATTACCGCAACCGCTCGGGCAGGTGTGAAGATGCGCCATGTTGTGGTTGTTGCACGATTTAATGAAAGGTTAACCAAATGACACTAGCCGAAACAATACGCCAGCAAGACGAAGCCGCAGAGTTTCAAATGCGCCTAAACCTACGCGCCGCACTCGCCGCCGCGCTGGAATTATTAACAGACCCAGACGCCGAACCGGCAGACGCCGACCGCGTCACCGCCTTGATTGTCCAAACGCTAGAGGATACCGCGCCATGAAGTTACAACGCATAAAAAACACAAAAACCGGTGAAACCGGAATTTTAATAAAGCATTGTAAAAAAACTGTTAAGGTTTTGACGCTACACCCAACGATTAAAAACGCCCACGCCGTCAAATACTGGCGCGTTAATTACTGGCGCGACATTGAATCAATTTGAAAGGCTAACGCATGACACTAGACCAAGCCCGCGACATTGTGGGCAACCGCGCCCGCTGGGAATTGCGCGCCATTGTGCGCGCTTTGTCCCGCCTTGAAATACTCAACACCCCCGAAGAAAACCAGCGCCTAAAAGCCGCGCGCCTAATCTTGAAAGCCACATCATGAACGAAGATAAAACACCCGACTACACCAGCACCCCCGCCGAAATTGTCCATTACTACGACACGCATCTAAACCTCACCCTTCGCGAATTGTCCGCAATGACCGGAAGAACAATCCCCGCGCTTAAAAAATTATTGCTGGCAGACGAAGCACAAAACAAAAGGGGCAACCAATGAAACAACCCGAAAGCAAATACATAACCGCGGGCTATAAATACCAACTAGCAGACCCACAACGCGCCGCCGGAATAGCTGAGCATATCCGGCACATGCTAGACCAAGAGCACCCGCACGACCGCCCCGAAGCCCGCCGATTGATCGACCAAGGCAGAGCCGAAGCCCGCGAAGTGTCGCAAAGGTGACAGACAAGCCCGCCGACCGCGGGCATATTCGAAAAACCAAACCAACGGAGATCGCATGAAACTTTTCACAATCACAGTCCGCATGACCGCGGAACGCACTATCACCCTCGCCGCCGATAGTATGGTGGAGGCGTCAGAAGCCGCGCAGGAACTCTTTGACTCACTAGAGGAGGCAGATTACATCGACAAAGAAACCACATTAGCGGAGGCAGCATGAAAAAATTTATCATCACCGCATCAAGCATCACCTACTACACCCTTGAGGTGGAGGCAGACAGCCTAGAGGAGGCGCAAGACCATGCCCGCGGCGCCGATGGTGGGGACTTTGAACAAGATGGCATTGGCGATTGGGAAATAGTGGAGGTGCGGGAACTCACTTGATGCCATCCACCATACGCGCCAAGGCATAGGACACCTTGAATAGTCCTAGCCTTTGGTGCGCATCATTGAAATCTTCCCCGACCTTATCGCTCATCCAAAACGGCCAGCCAATTTCCTTCGCCGTTCTTTCCCCTGTCCCGCTCTCATCATTGTCCGCAACGATCAGCCCGCCGCCCTCGATGGTGGAGGCGATCTTCTTCATGTTGCCGGCCGAGAAACAAACGTGAATCGTGTAGCGCTTCTTCATGTTCTTCAATGCCTTGCGGATTGACAAACCGGTAGCGTATCCCTCGCAAAGAATGTGGAGGCCTTTGTTGTCAAAGCAGAACTCTGCCCCGCCGGTGCGCTGACCATACAGAAACTTCTTTGTGCCATCTGTGTCAATGATCTGGCAGCCGACCAAGTGACCATCGACCCGCATCGGGATCACAAGAAACTGCTTGCCGTCATACGCCCAGATGTTTCCCTCCTCATCGTCAAAACCTTTGGCCTTCAAGTATTCGTGCTTGCCGAACTGACATTGCTTGAGGATAGTGGCGGCTTTGTCTGCTGCCTGTTTCTGCATACGCGCGCGGTCGATCTCTGCTTGCATAGCCAGCTTCTGATAGTCCCGCTTCTTGCCTTCGGTCATATTGGAGTCAGACCATACCGATACTTCGGTGTCGGTGGCGTGGTTTTGTGCGAAGCCATGGTCACCCATGAACTTGAC